TTATGCTTTTCTTCTGAAGGCATCCCAATCTTCCTTTGTAATTACAAATTCATGCTCGATATTCTCAATTTCGTCCTTACCGCATACCATAAAATCAAAAAACAGATCATGTTTGACAATAAAGTCCACATATTTTGTGTTATAATTATATATTTGTGATGTCGATGGTTCTGTTACAACAGCACAAATTGAAGAAGCATCATTTGTTAAAAGGATACAAATGGTGTTCTTTAATGAAAGTATAGTATCAATATACTCGATAAGATCAGGGCTTAGCGACTGCCTCATCAAGGACCTTAACCGTTAGAGCCATACAACTACTCCTTTTAGCTTCGATTGTCAATTATTGTTGACAAAATGGGCATAGCTCCGCCCTCTCCAACCAAATTATAACAGCCTGCTTCAATGTTTAATAGATGAATTATAACTAAAAGTAACATTTTCATCTTAGAATATGCAGACAAATTGCGATTTTTTGACCTAGCTGACCTGATAATCAGCACCAGAAAGCCCCGGGCGCCGGCTTTTTGGCCGGTCCGCCCGGGGCTTTCGCCCCTATTCGCCTATTCCCACAGCTTCGCCCACGTTTTCGGGCCTACGATGCCGTCGACGACCAGTCCGCGGGCCGCCTGGAAGGCCTTCACCGCCTCCAGGGTCCGGGGTCCGAAGTCGCCGTCCACCGGCCCGCAGTTGCAGCCGAGCCTGTTCAGCCGCTCCTGCAGCGTCCGCACCGCGTCGCCCTTCGACCCGCGCCGGAGATAGCTTTTCAGCTCCGGCGGCTTCGGCGGGACTATCACGGCCCCCGATATCGCGTCGTAATCCGGCGTCCCGTACCCGAGAATCCGCGTGTACAGCGGGCTGTAATGCTTTTCCGCCACGCCGCCGCCGTTTGACACCATAGTCGACCCGCCGGAGGTGTTGCCCTCCACCGCGGAAACTTTGACGCCGTCGTACCCTGTTACGATGCCGGTGTGCCGGTCGTCTCCGTTTTGGAAAAAGATGATGTCCCCCGCCTTGGGGATGTACCCGGCCCTGTCCCGCCAGCGCCCGCGCCGCTTAAACCAGCCGATGGCTTCGCCGCAGGAGTGGTATTTCGGAATGACGCTTGTCGGGATTCCCGCCTGCGCCGCGCACCAGGAGACGAATACGGCGCACCAGGGAAAGCCGTTCTTGCCCGCGCCGTACCAGGCGCCGTATTTTGTGAGGTTTGCCTTCCCCGCGTTGGCTGTCTTGTCCTCCAGGTGCGCGTTGGTCGCCTTCTCCAGGTATCCCACCTCGCCCCGCGCCGTCCTGATCAGCGCCGTTATGTACTTATTTTCCATCGCCGCCACCCGCCGCCAGCGCGGCCGCCGTCCTGTGCTTTTCCTCCAGCGTCGCGGCCTCCACCCGGGCCGTCAGCCATTTCTCCACGTCTCCCACGATCTCCGGCAGCGCCCGCAGGGCCGCCACGCCCATCAGCTCCTGAGCTTTGAGCCTGGCCAGCTCCAGGGCCTTTTTCGCCGCCTCCTTGTTCCACTCACCCGAATCCTTCAGGGAGCTGACAAAGGTCTGCATCGTCTCGGCCACGGCCGTCACCACGGCGTCGTTGGCCCGGTCGAAATAGTACTGCAGCCGCTCGTTTTTCGTCTTGCTTTTGAAGTAGCCCGAGATGGCCCGCCCCGCCGCGATTAAAAGCGGTATCACCACCGCCGACAAAAGCGCCGGCGCGGCCGCGTTGAGGATCTCATAGACGTTCATAAAAACCCTTCTTTCATTAAAGTAAAATAAAAATACCGCTCATCGAGCGGTTAGGCGTTGATTTTCTCAAGGCTTTCCGGCCGGCGGCCGGCCGCCTTGAATTTCTCCCGACACTGCCATTCCAGGGACTCCACCCGGCTCTCGACCCGGTACATCCGGTCGATCAGGCTGTTGTGCTTGTCCACCTTCTTCTCCAGGCACTCGATCCGGTAGGTCGTCAGCTTGCTCGCCGCCAGGATGCCGCCCAGCGAACCCACCGCCGTCCCGCCGAACGCGATCAGCGCCACCCAGATTTCCACCTGCAAATTCATCACCTGCCTTTATAAAAAATAAAAACAACGGCGCCTCCGGCGCCGCCTCAGAACTTGATATTTGTGATTTCCCGGCCGCCCCGCCCAAGCCACACCGATTGCCGCGGGGGGGCCTGGGAGGCGCGGAAGGCGCCGTCGACCTGGCCGTCGAGGGAACTAAAGAGCAGGTCTCGAAAGCGTTTGAGCTCATGCAGGCAGTCAAGGGCGCGGCGCTTCCGCCACTGCATCTTCCCGACTGCGCATCAGCCTTTTATCCCGCCGTCGTCTTCAGCGGAGCTGAACAGAAGGCCGAGTAAGTCGGCATAGGTAGGTTTTTGTTGGTCGTAAATCGGCTCGGCTCACATCAGCCCGCAACCCTTTTCGTCGTATTATCCGCCAACCAAAGCGCCATCAACTGCAGAAAATATCTGCTTACCCCGCGGGCTATTAGCTATTATAGGGCTTGTTTTCAATTCGCGAAGCTTTTCCGAAACACTTTATTGCCGCTTTGTGTGCCGATGGTCAATTGCAGATCGGCGATCATTTCCTCATTTCACTTAACCCGTCTGTCCTCCACGCCTTTATGTATCGTGTTTTCTCCTACTGCAGCTGCGGGCTTACCTCGGCCGATAAACATGTCGTAAATTTTCTTCTTAAGGTCATACGGCTTCTTTCGTCGCCATTTGCTACCTCCTATTGAATTCCGAGATATGCCGCAATCTGTTTCGCTTCCTCAGTGGTGATGCCGCCGGCTGCCACTTTTCCAACGATGTAGTCCTTGACCTCGTCCATAGACGCGCCGTTAGCTATCATCTGACCAGCTTGCTTGTAGATTGCGGAGTAGTTTGCCGAAAAGCCTCCGGTTGATTTCTGCTTCTGGTAAAATTCCCATGCGGCTTGGGCAGTTCCCTGCGGCAATCCGAGGCTCAGCAGGTAATCATAAGCGCGCACATCGTTGCCTAAACTTAACATCGTTTGAACGATAGATGATGTATCGGGCTGCTTCTTGCTGCTGCTCCCTCCGCCGCCGCCGCCGCTGTAAGACACCCTCGGCGTGTTGTTGGTCTGCCATTGTTTCTCGGCGGCCGCGATTTCCTCCTGCTGCCACCACTTGCTCATGCCGCTGTAATTCCCCGTCATCTCCGCGACGGCGAGCCTGCGGCCATACTCCCTATCCTCGTCCCGCTTGGCGATCTCCTGCAACTGCAGGCTTTGCGCGTCGACGTACTTCCGCGCGTCGAGCTCTGCCTGGGCTCTGGCCATATCGATGTCCGCCAGCGCGGCGTCAAGCTCCGAGGCGGAGGTGTTGCGCAGCGTCGCGATCTGCCGCTGGATGTCGGCGATGTCCTGGCTCTGCGCCGTGTCCAGCCTGTTCAGCGCGTTCTGCAGCGCGGCGTTTCTGTAGATCTCCGGCATGCCGCCGGCGCTGCCCTTGATGCCACGGGACGCCATGTACTGGGCAAAATTCATCGCCCCGATGTCGCTCTGGGCCGCCGCCTCGTTCTTCTTGCCCTTGTACGTTTGCAGGATGCCGGGTATTGTCCCTTCCAGATTGCCGATGCTTGCTTTCAGCGTCGCCTCCAGCCGGTCCCTCGTGCTCTTCTCCGCGGCCTCGTACATTTTGTTAACCATGTCCAGGTATTCGGCGAGGGATAATCCCGGCGTTGTCGTGGTCGTCATGGTGTTCCCGGATTTGTCGGGTACGGTGACCACGGGCTCCGTCACGACGGGCGTGGTGACGGGTGGAGTCTCGACGTATACATTAGGTGTTGTCGGCGTTTTCGGTGTCGACGACGTTGTCGGCGTCGTCGGCGTCGTACCGTACTTCAACTCCGTCTGCGTCAGCGCCAGCGCCGGGTCCACGCTGACCGTAATCTCCTGTTTCTTCGGCTGTTGCTGCTGCTGCTTCTGCTGCTGCTTCTGCTTTGCCTGGGCCAGCGCCAGGGCGGGGTCGACGCTGACGGTCTGAGTCGTGAGTATCTTTTGTATTTGAGCCAGCGCGGGGTCGATCATACCGCTCACTCCTTTTTGTGCATGATAAAAGCACCCCCTCCGGGTGCTTTTGCGGTTTGAATTTGCCTCCGGCAGATTTCGAAAGATTCATTGATAATCTGCCGCTCGTTTCTTAACAAACCACACTTTCAGGTTGTCCGCGAAACCGCGGCCTCATCACCGTGCTTTTCTCTGTCGGGTCAGAACCTTTGGGGGACGCTAGGAGCTCCCTCAGGCCCCTTCGGGGCCAGCTCCCCCGCTGCGGCGGAGGAGCCTTTGTCGCTATGAATAAGACATATACCCGAACCGGGCACGGGGCGCAGCCTCGTACTTTAATGGGTCATAGGGCGAAGCCCTATATATCTTTGATTCACGGGGGCATGGGGCGGAGCCCCATACCTTTTTGGGCGGGCGGGCGGCGGTTAAAGTCTCTGCGGCGCGCAACAAGAGCGGGCGATTCTTGAATCGCCCCTACGGAACGCCGGGAGCAAATGCTTCGTGAAGGTCATAGGGACGCAGCGAATCGGCCAGGGGATTCCGTTTTTATCTTACCCATCCGCACCATATTTTGTCAATCGCTGATGATGCTCTCAGCGCCAGGGCGGGGTCGACCATAGGGCTTACTCCTTTTTGTGGATGAAAAAAGCACCCCTCACGGGTGCTTCTTGTTGTCTATGTTGCTTTATCCTACGATGCCGCCAGGGCTTTCCGGATGTCGTTTATTGGTATGACATATGTGTATAGATCGTCAACACTTTTGCTTTGTGTAATACGAATTAGTTCACCTATGTATTGAATACAGCTCCTCCTGAAACGCCTCCGTCCGCTTTTATTGTTGTTATAATACATCTTACGATATTCACCCCGATTTCTATATACACCAATAGGGCATATTTGTCAATTATGCTACATTTCGGCGGAGAATGAAAAGTCGAATTGATATCTGCGGTTTGTATCAAGATGAGGTGCCGAGACGATAGCATAAAACGCCTCTAAAGCCGACGGCGTTCTCGCAGGATAAAAACTGCTAAACGTCACCGCGCCGCCGGTAGCTGTATCGCGTATGCTGTTTATGGTGATCTCGGGCGTTGTGCGCATGGTCGTCGGGAAATAGATGTTGAATCGTATGGTCTCGGTATCAACCGGAGAAAAGGCCGGCAGATAAACCATACCTCCGCCGGCGTGCGTCCGCCATAAGTACCTGTGGCACAAATTCAGTTGTTCCGGGTAACTCCTGGACGGCATCAAGCTATAGATATACCTGATAGTCGCTGCGGACGAGGTTGCGAGCGATATGTACGGCACATGGGTAACGGCGGTTTCGCACAAGACGGAATTCTTTTCTTCGTACCCTACGGTGATGGTCACGGCGCCCGCGGTTTCGGAATCGGTTTCTTCAACGTCGTACGGGAATGTCAGCAGCCTTGCGTAGTCAAACCCGCCGACGTTGATGTTGACTGGGAGTGTTTCATTGTATAAATCCGTCGGAACTACTTCGATATACTGCTTGAGCACGCCGTTTAAGGAAAATCCGGCCCCTGCGGTCCATATCACGCTGCCGCTGACCAACTTCCACATATCCATAAAATATGAATCGGCCGTTGAGAATTCCGCTCCGCTCGTCCTGCCATGCTGGTTTACCGGATACATGAAGTTGCCGTTTATAATCGGAACGGGGCGGTGCAGATGCTTCAAAAACACATCGTTGAACCACTCGACAAAGGTTTTCAGCCCCTCGTCAAATTTGGCCTGCATCTCCGGCCCCGTCAGCCCTCTGTCCCTCGCGTACGTGGCAAGCTTCGATATGACCTCCGGGTCGCCTGGGTATAACGGTAATGCCATTCAAATCACCTTCCTACCTTATATGGCCCCTTGTGAAAGGGGGCTGTCAGCCGTAGGCTGACTGGGGGATTCCTCACCTTCTCCTCACTTTGCCGGCCGTCTTGACCGGGAACGTCACGGACAAAACCGTGGCGGGGGTGTCGTTATCCGCCAGCAGACGCAGCTTGAAGTTTCCGATCCGGCGCAGACGCAGCCGCCTTGTAAACGGCTGCGGGTTGTAGTTGGTCACAAAGTCGATGTTGTCAAAGTCCAGGTTCTCGAAGTCCAGCGGCGCGTACGTCACGTCCGGCTGCACCTCGGCCCAGTCGCCGTTTATGTCCGTGGACACGAAGCATTTTACTTTCGTCTGCGTCTGCGGCTTGATGGTGATCAGCATCTCCCGGACGCTTTTGAGCAGGTAGTCGACGCCCAGGTCAAAGCTGCCCATGTCCCAGCGCGCCGTGATCGTCTGCCCGTCGTATGTCAGAAGGTCCTCGTCAAACCGCATGATCGTCCCTTCCCCGGTCCCGAAGAACAGCGCCGAGTCCACGATGGTAAAGCATGTGGGCGCGTGCTTCAGCTCCAGGACGTACCACGCGCCCCGGGCCTTGTTCCCGGCGGCGTCGTACCAGCTCACCCGGTAATTGAGCACCCATACCTTTTTCCCCACGCACAGCCAGTATTGGCCGCGGTCGGACCAATCGACGGTGAGGGCCTGCCGCAGGTCGACCTCGTCCAGGTCGTTCTGGATGCGCTCCGAGATCCAGCCCACGTTTTTCTCGTTGACCACGTAGGTGCTGCTCCACTCGTAAACGCCCTTCCATAAGGTGAAGGGGTTGTTGTAGATGATCTGGATCTGCCCCTTGGCCACGTTGCCCACCTTGGAGGAGATGGGCTTCACCGGAAACACCGTCGTCAAAATCCCCGTGTTCGGGTCGGTGTATGTCTCCTCGTAGGAGTACCAGGCCGAAGCCTCGGACTCGTTGCCCCCGGTAAAGATGATCTGCTTGTCGTACTGGGTGCAGATGCCCGTGATCTCAAACTCGCCCACGTCGCTGTCGGTGTACTTCGGCCAGTACGTGGGGTCGCTGACGCCCGCCATGGTGACGCCGGACACGTACCGCGTGTTCTTGCGGTTCGGGTTGCCGTAGAGCCAGCGGCGGGAATAATACTCCCCGCCGTAATAGCGGCAGTTTGTGATAAGCTGCCGGTCTCCTGGCGTCACCTTTGTCCAGGTGATGATGACGTTGTTGGTCCCCTCGGGCGGGGCCGTCACGAAGTTGACCATCCCGGCCTCCAGGTTTACCGTGTAATTCGCGTTTTCTATCATCAGCGCGCCGTTCACGGTCACCGCGTCCACCGACTCGATGTCATACTCCGCAAGCTGGAAGTCTCTGGCCTCGCCGTCGGCTGAGAATTTCTGCGTTTTTGTTCCGGAGATGTAGTTGAGCCCTTCCAGGATCGTCCCGCCGCCCGCGGGCGCCGCGGCCGTGAACACGGTGGGGATATAGCCGGAGACGACGGTGATGTCCCCCGCGCCGGACCAGGAATAAAGCTCCGTGCCGTCCAGTATGTACACCGTGTTGTTCATGGCAAAAAACGTCGTCGGGTACGCGTCGGCGATCTCACCCAGGTCCGCGTTGTCCCCGGTCTCCAGGTCGTGCTCATACACGTGCCCGGCGCAGGCGAATATGAAGTGCCGGACGCCGTACAGCTCACCGGCCCACATCCCGTTGATCTTGTGCGCGCCCAGGGAGGGGAACAGCCGCTCGTATCCGAACATCTTGTTAAGCTTCAGGTCGTCCGTGATCTCCCAGTTGACCATGTCCGCCGCCTCGCCCGGCAGCAGCAGCGTCTCCGTCTCCTTCCTGTTGACGCCTAAAAACCGGTCTATCGTAAACGGCGCCGCCTGTGCCACTTAAATCACTTCCTTCCTTTTAAGGCTCCTTCGTTTACGAGGGAGCTGGCGCGGAGCGCCTGAGGGAGCCGCCGCGGGTCATGGGGCGAAGCCCTATACCTCTATTGGGCGGGCGGGCGGCGATCAAAATCTCTGCCCTCGCGGCGGCGTCGCCGTCACCCCGTACACATCAATGATCCCCGTGCCCGCCGCCGGCTTCCGCCCCAGGTCCTTTGTCGCCTCGTACTTGGCCTGGCACAGCGCGGCCAGCTCCGGCATGTCGTTGGTGATGGCAAAATGCAGCGCAAGGTAATACGCCCCGGACATGCACCCCTCGTCGCTGACCTGCAGCGTCTGGTCCAGCGACGTGATCTTCTCCAGCTCCGCGATGCCCTCGATTTTCTTCAGCTCGTGCTGCCACAGGTCCAAAAGGTACGGCGCCTTGTTTTTGTACTCCCGCACCTGCGAGTCCACCACCGTCCCCGTGTCCGACAGCTCGTCGATGATGGCAATGGCTATGTTGAATATTTCGGTACCCGTATATGGCATCTGCCTCACCTCAGTTAAAATGATTGCTCAGGGGCGGCGGCTGCCGCCCCCCGCTTTGCCCTTTAAAGGCTCCTCCGCCGCAGCGGGGGAGCTGTCACGCTTGCGTGACTGAGGGAGCCCTACGCCGTTTTGTGCGTATAGACGGCCTTGGCCTTGGACTTGAGCACAAAGGCGTCGTAGCGCACGCGGCCCTCCACCAGCCAGCCGTTGATGCCGGGCGGGTTGTTGTGGGTCTTGTACTCCTGCAGCTTGACCGGCGCCACGGTGGCTCTCGGGTGGCAGCCGATGAACGCCGTGTTGGCCGGCAGGTACACCGACGGCACGCGCACCAGCTTGGCGCCGTCCACCTCGCCCACCTGGCCGTTGATCAGCATCTTCTGACCCAGGTCGGACGCCTTGATGAAGCTGGAGTCCCTCTTGAGGAAAGAGTAGTACGAGGGGGAGCAGAAGACGATGATCCTGTTCAGGGGCACCTTGTTGTCCGCGAAGTACTCCATCATCGCCAGAAACCTCTCGTAGGCGTTTGACGCGGAGACCGCCGCCGTGGCGACGCCGCCGTTTGCCGCCGCCGCCGCGGCCATGGCCGCCATGCGGTACGTGTCGATTTCGGGGACTACCACCTCGTCGATCTGCCGCGCCAGCGCCTTGCCGGCCGCCATCACCATCTGCGTGTCCTGCTGGTTCTTCCGGTCGATGGTGAAGGTGAAGGATCTGTCCATCGCGATAGTGTACTCCGTCTTTTCGTTCCCCAGCTCCTCGGGGTTGCCGTACCTGTTGGTGCCCGTGGGCTGGTAGTTGTTCATTTCCACGGTGGGAATGTCGTACACGATGATCGTGCTGACGCCTTCCCATTCGTAGTCCTGGTTGACCGCGGCGCCCGTGAGGGACTTCAGCTTGAACCGCTCGTCGACATTCTTTTCATACTTGGATGCCAGATTGACAGCCATAAGTAAATCAATCTCCTTTCATTACTCGGAATCAAACCCCAAGAGGAAGGGGTCCTGCGCCGCCGGCTCCGCCGAGCCGTGGCTCGTCACGCTGCCCACGGGGGCTGCCTTGGCGTTCTGCGTGTTCTGGAGGCTCTGCTTCAGCCGCTGGTTTTCGGACATCAGGTCTTTATAAAGCTGCTGCTGGTACGCCGCCGTCAGGTCCATGCCCTGGCGGACAAGCGCCCAGGTCTCCGGCTTGATGTCCGTCGGCTTTACGTTGGGGTACGCGGCCATAAACCTGTCGTACATCTCCTCCGTGGCCTTCTGCCTTGAAGCCGCGTCCAGCTTTTCCTGCTCCTGACGCCGCAGCGCCTCCTCGCGCCGCCGCAGCTCCGTTTCCTTCCGCACCTGTTCGGGCGTTACGCCCTGTTCGGTTGCGGTGTTGTTGTAGTACGTGGTGAGCAGCGCCTCCAGCAGCGCCTCGTCGGACCCGAAGCCCAGGAGCTTTCCGGCCTCCACGAGCTGGTCGTACTTGCCCAGCCGCGGGTCCGCCTGCAGCGTGGCAAGCTGCTGCTGCAGCTTGTCGTAGTTCATGCCCTTCTGAATCAGCGGCACCGCCTCGTCGTAGGTCAGCTCCTTTTCCTCGTGGTTGTACTGGACCTTGATCTTCGGCGTGTCTGCCGCCTTATCTCCGGGCTCCCCGGCCTTTTTGTCGCCAGGCTCCGGCGCCGGTTCCGTGCCGTCTCCGGAAGTGGTGGTCCCGTCGTCCGGCGGCGTCTCCGGCTGTTTCCCGTCCGCCTGTGGTGCGGCGGACCCGTCGGGAGCGGCCTGTGGTGCGGCCTCTCCGTCAGGTTCTGCTTTCAGATCCTCCGGCAGTTTAAAATCGTCCGGCAGGATCATGTCGCTGGTATCGTAAATTTCGCTCATGTCAGTCTCCTTCCGCCCATGGTGAGGGCTTGAAATGTAAATTTTAAAGCGGCATGGTGAGCCGCTTTATTCCCGTTCAAACGCCGTTTAAATGGGCCTTTATTCTTCGTAATAAATTTCCAGCCCGTAAGCGAGCGCGGCATCATGCTCGATTTTGCATCCTCGGGCCTTTTGCCAGCCCCTGCAGAAATATGCCGCATGGCAAAGGCTCATGTTTTCGAGGGATTTCGCCAAAAAGCACAGCGGTATCTGCACCACGCCGCGCTTTTTCATATTCTCGCTGCTGTACCATTTATCCGTGAAGAGCGTGTTGACGACTTCGTATCCTTGGGACTCAAGGAAAGCCGCCGCTTTTTCCCTTGTTGCTGCAATTTCCGCGTCCGTCTTCCCAGCCATCGGCTGAGATAACATTGCCTTCTTTTTCATTGATGCCCCTTTCGTTTAATCGCCGCCCGCCCGCCCGATTAAGGCATGGGGCGGAGCCCCATACCTTTACGGGCGGGCGGGAGGGAGTCTCATTCCCACTTGTGCTCTATCGTCTTCACAACGACCTTCGGACTGCCCAGGTCCCCTCCGTGGTAGTTTTTGCACTTGGGGTTCGGACAGGCCAGCTCCTGGACGATATAGACCTCCGTGCTGCCGATATCGCTTCTAGGCCGGCTCTTGCTGACCAATAACGGGCTGCTGCACGCCGGGCACCGCTCCATTGCCTGCGCCTCCTTCCGGCATCGTCTGTTTTAACCGTATCTGTTCCAGCATCATCTTTTTCACCCGTATTTCGTATTCCTCCGGATTCTTCAGGCGAAGCTGCTCCAGCGCCGCCTGGGCCTCCGGCGGCAGGGTATCGATATAGTTTGCCATGAGCCCGTACAGGAGCTCCTTGTCCGTCATGGACCGGCGGATATTGTCGATAAGCCCCTGCCGGTCCGGCACGTCCTCGTCGTCCATGCGCTCCAGCCAGTCGATAAACTCGATCTTCCCGGCGCTCATGAGGTTCGTGATCGTCTGCTTCCGGGCGATGTCGCTCCAGACGCTGGTGGTCCCCACGTCCACCCGGACGTTCAGCCAGATGTCCTTCAGCTTGGAGAAGTCGAAGACCTGCGGCGTCTTTCCGTCGGGGCCGTCCATAACCACCGGGCGCTCCCCGTAATACGTGCCCATCATGTCCGTCAGGATGCGTCCGAAGTCCTCCACAAACTCGTAGAGGTTGGCCTTCGTGTTCTCCAGCGGGATGGTGGCCTGCTTTGCCGTGGCCATGATCGCCACGCCGCTGGCCTGCTCCGGGTCCACCTCGCCCAGGGCCGCCTCGGAGAGCCCCAGGGCGTCCTTCACGTAGGTGTAGACCATCTCGATGATCTGCGCGATCTGCGCGGACATTTCACCAGGCTTCAGATACGCGGCGAAATTTGCGATATTTACGCCCGGATCCACGTCCCGGACCTTGATGGCCTGCCCCACCTGGTTCGTCCATTCCTCGATCACGTCCCCGTTGTAAATGGCCTTGGGGAAGGCCGTCAGCATCAGGTGCAGCATGATCATGGCGAACATCAGGTTGATGAATATCTGCGTCTCCAGGATCTCGGCGCAGGGGGGAAGTCCGTGGTATTGGTTTTCCTGCCGGTCCCACACCAGCCACGCCACCGGGTACGCCCCCAGGCCCGTGTCGATGTCCCGGTAGATATACGCGTCCTGCACGCATTTGGAGACGGTTACGGTTTCGTACTCCTCCGTGGCCGGCTGCCCTGTGATCCCGTCCGGGACCGGCTGGCCGAAGGCGTCCGTCAGCCGGCGCTTTTTCGTGACCTTCTTGTACACGATGATGTACGTGGCCTTGCCGTACCCGTCGGCCTCCACCTCGATGTCGGCGTCGCTGCCGGCCTCGTAAGACGTGTCGTTGTCCTCGCTGATCTCCTCGGCGTCCGCCTGCCGGTACCGCCGCGCCTCGGCCTTCAGGTTCCGCACCAGGTCGCGCCCCGAGATGATGATATACGGCTGGCCCTGCACGTCCGTGGTGTTGGCGTTGCCGAAGAATACGTTTGTGCCGCTGACAAGCTCGAAGCAGATCTCCCCCCGGACGTTCCCGAAGGCGCCGCCGTACGGCTTCTTGTTGGGGTCAAACCAGAAGTGCGCCGCGCAGTCTCCCATGATCCCGGCTTTCGTCAAAGCGTCCCGGATGCGGTTGTCGATCTTGAACTTGTCAAAGAGGTTTGCGATCTCGGCCGTGGCGAAGTCGGCGATCTGCCTCATGCTCTCCGGGCTGGCGCCGTCCGTCCGCGCCGGGCCTCCTGCGGCGTATTCCAGCGGCTCCAGGTCTATTTTCGTGTTCGTCGCCGTGACCGACGCCACCCAAAACCGCACCGCCTTCTTGACGATGTTGATCACAGGCTTCCGCATGCCCGTGACCTCCAGGTTCCGCCACTGGTTCCCGTTAAAGAAGTCGATCAGCGTGTCCATCAGGTCGTAATAGTTCGATTCGTTGATGCATTTGATGCTGTTGTTGTACTGCTTCCCGGCCTCGTACAGCTCCCAGTCCTTCACCATAGAGTCATCATCCTTTCCTCAAAGGCGCCGCTCACGCCCGTTTCCGCTCCAGCGCTTTGTTCAGGTTATAGCCCGACATAATCGCAAAATCTTTCAGAAGCTGCTCCTCCCGCCGCCGCGCCGCCTCGTCCATGCCCGTCGTTTTCGCCGGAGCGCTCTTCCTGTGCCTCCGGCCCTGGCGGTACCCGGCGTAAAAGGCCGCCGCCAGGCAAAGGATAAACAAAAGCGCCCCCGCGGCGCCGATGATATATGGCATGAAATCCCTCCGTTCCGCGTTCTGTCGCGGCCCCCGTCCTTCGCGTTTCCTTGTCGGGGCATGGGGCGAAGCCCCATACCTTAATCGGGCGGGCGGGAGGCGATTCAAATCTTAATCCCCGGTTCCCTGCCGCCCGTGAGGCTGCTTACCATCCGCTCGTATTTCTCCTGCGGCGTCTGCCGGCCGGGATCTCCCGGCGGCTTTTTATTTTCCTCGCGCCGCTTCAGGCACTCCTGATTGAGCGCGTACCGCACGGCGTCGATGGCGTGGTTGTTTTTGTCCGGAAATTCCGGAATCGGGTTTCCGTTGGCGTCCAGCTCCAGCTCGTACCCGTAAAATTCCCGCCAGGCGTTGGGGCAGCGCTCCGGATCGACGACGATCTCGTCCAGGTCCTGCAAAAACTTGATCCCGTAGTCTACGCTGTCCGGCCCCTTTTTCACCGGGATCACGCGCATCCCGTACTGGCGCAGCTCGTGGATGCTCTTGGGCTCCGACGAGTCCGCGTACACCGGCCCGTTGTCCGGGTTCTTTTTCCCTATCTCCTGATGCGCCTTGCGGTTCGATATCCTGATGCCGTACAGCTCGTCGAAGATGAATATCCGCCGCTTCTTCCTGTCGCAGGCCACGGCGACATACGCCAGCGGGTCGGTGGCAAAGCCGAAGTCCAGCCCCCGCCGCACCGTGACGAAATCTGCGATCTCCTCGTCGGTGATCGGCCGCGCCGTCAGGTTTGCGAAGACCTCCGCCCCCGTCCCCGTGACCTTACCCAGATACTCGTGCTCGTACGCCTCCGGCTTCGTCGCCTTCAGATGCTCCGCGTCTGCGATGAACTGCTCCCCCAGCCATTCCCTCGGCGCCTCCAGGTACGTGCTGTGATGGCACAGCGTGTCCGGCCGCTGCCACTGCACCGGGTCGTTGACCCAACTGCGCTGGCTTTTCGGCGGGTTGTACGTGTAAAACACCACGAACCGCTCCCCGCCCCGGATCACCGACTGCCGGATGCTCCGAATCTTCTCCGGCCCCTCGAACTCGTCGACCTCCTCAAACCACAGGTACTTGATGTATCCCTTGGAGACCTTGATGGACTTGACCTTTTTGACCTTGTCCGCGCCCCGGAACAAAATCACCTGCCCCGTGGGGATGTACGTGAGCTTCAGCGGGCTCAGCGACTGCTTCCAATAATCCGAGGCCTCCAGCTTGTCGATGGCCCACACCAACTGCTCGAACACGCTGTCGCGCAGATTGGCCTTGTGCCGCCGGAAACAGATGGCGTTCGTCAGACATTCCTTATCGCCGTCGCGCATCATCTGGGAAATAATCGTCACGGCGGCAAAGGTGGATTTCAGGGAGCCGCGCCCGCCGGACAGCCTGTAGTATGTATGGCCCCCCGCCGCCACGTCCTGAATCAGGTCGTAATACGCCGACCCGATCACATCAAAAACATTAATCCTTATTCCCTGGCATATCATAGACGACCTGCACCCTTGGGAGCCTTCTCAGGTTCCCGTTCTCCCTGAAGACCCCGAGATACTTGCCCAAAAGCTCCAGAGCCTTCAGCTTGTCGGCCAGACGCAATTCAATCTCGCTGAATTCGATCCCGCCCTCCGGGGTCACCCTGACTTTGACGGACGCGACGACGGCTTCGTCTCCGGCGGCAGTCGCCCCGGCCGCGCCCCCCAAGCCGATTACGTCGGCGGCGCTGACGAAGGCCACCCGCCCAAGCTCCCTGATCACCCGCTCCGCGTCGACGCCCGTCCGCTTTGAAAGCTCGTCCAGCTTCTCGTCGATGTTCTCGCGGATTTTCGGCTCATGGGTCAATTCCCAGCTCCTCTTTTCGGCGTAATTGTCGCTGTAGCCCGCCCGGAGCGCCGCCTGCTTCGCGTTCAGGTCAACCGCGTATTCTTCGACAAATCTTTTCTGCCTATCCGTCAGATTGGCCATAAATCTCCGCCCCCGTTCTTAATGTCATGAAAAAAGGCATGAAAAAGCGCCGGCGTTGCGGCCGACGCTTTTCACACCTTCTGACAATGCCATTTTATTCCTTAATAAAGCAATTGTCAATCTTGTATTTATTATGTACTTATTTTTGACTGCTTCTTGACTGTTTATTGACTTATTTTTGATTTATTTTGGACTTATCTTGGACTTTTCAAAAGCCGGCGTCCGCTGCGGCGCAAGGCCTCCGGCCGTTTGCGCGTTTATTGTCCGGCGGCGTCCTCCTTCGCTGGTTCGGGGACGTCCTCCTTTACGGGCGGCGCTTCGGCCGCCGCCTTCTCCTTTGCCTTCCCGAGGTAATCCGGCAGCTCCATGCCGGCCATATCGAACAGCTCGCTCATGGGAGGTATGGACTTCATAAGGCCGGAGAGAAAGCTCGCCGTGGAGGATGCGCCGTCCTTGCCGCCGCCGTCCCAGACGGTAACCTTGTCGATCTTCAGGTTCTTGACGGCCTCCACCTGGATCTTCACCAGCTCCTCCAGCTTGTCGGCGACCATCAGCCGGATGGCGTCGGCGGCGTTTCCGCCGGTGGCCTTCAGGACCTCGGAAAGACCCGCGGCCTGCCTTATAAGGATTTCCTGCATGCCGCGGCCTTCGGCCTCCATCCTGGCAAAAATCGCGTCGGCCTCGCCGCGCGCCTTCCGGCGCAGCTGCTCCGCTTCCGCTTCGGCGGCAATTTCCCGCTGCCTTTTTTCAATCTCCGCCTTGACGAGAACGTCCGCCTCCAGCGTGGCCCTTTCCCTGGCGGCGCGGGCCTGCTCGGCCGCCTGCTCGGCCGCGTACGCGTCCTCCAGCGCTTTTGCCGCGGCTATTTTTTCCGCGGTGACGGCGCGGCGCAGCGCCTCGGCCTCAAGCTCGCGCCGGGTGGCGTCGGACGCGGCGATGGCCGCTTTGGCGTCGTTTTCGCCCTTGATCGCCTCCGAGTCGGCCAGGGAGACCTGAATCCTCCTGTCCCTGTTGGCGTTGGCCTCGCCGATGGCGCCGGCCCGGTCGGCCTCCGCCACCGATTTTTTGGCGTCGTTGATGGCCTTGGCGGCCGCCTCTTTACCCAGGGCGGTGATGTAGCCCGATTCGTCGCTGATGTCGGTTACGTTGACGTTGATGAGCCGGAGCCCGATCTTCTTCAGCTCCGTCTCAACGTTCCCGGATACGGCTTCCAGGAACTTGTCCCTGTCGGTGTTGATCTCCTCGATGTCCATCGTGGCGATCACAAGACGCAGCTGGCCGAAGATAATGTCCTTTGCCAGCTCCTGAATTTCCGTCAGCTTCAGGCCAAGAAGACGCTCGGCCGCGTTCTGCATGACGCCCGGTTCCGTAGAGATGCCGACGGTGAAGCGGGAGGGCACGTCGATCCTGATGTTCTGCCGGGACAAGGCGTTGGTCAGGTCCACGCTGATGGACATGGGCGTCAGGTCCAGGTACTGGAACGACTGGAAAATCGGCCAGATAAACGCCGCGCCGCCGTGGATGCACCGGGCCGAACGCGAGGTGCCGTCCGGGTTGGAGCCCACCTTGCCGTAGATCACCATGATCTTATCCGACGGGCATTTACGGTAACGGGAGAAAATGACAATGAGCGTCGTGACAAAGACAAAGGCCACAATGATAAAGTAAATTACTGCTTCCAT